TGCGTTGCAACAGTCGGACACGGCTCGTCGATGCCCGGAGCCTGGTATTTACCTGTCCGGCTCATACTGTTCCACTTTACCATGAACGCCTCCTTACCGCCCGCAACGAACTTTGTCAGCCCCGCATATATCCGTTCCAGCGTCGCATCGACGAGCGGTTTTTTGCGCCCGAAGATGCTTTCTCCCTCGTCCGAGAAGTCCAACACCTCCCGCACGGGCTTCCAGCGGTGCAACCGTCCGAATAACCCAGCCGCTCCCTCTTTGCTGTGCGTCGGTTCGGGAAACACAATCGGGAGGCTCCCTTTTGCGAAGATGCCGAAAAACCGGCGACGGGAGGTGTACGCTCCATAGTCGGCAGAGTTAAGTATGCGATGAGCAAACCGGTAACCATACCCGCAGACGTTCGCCACCCATTGTTGGTACAATCGCCCGGCGTCCTTGCTTATCGGTTTGCCGTTTTCGTCGAGGTCGCCCCAGCTCATAAACTCCTCGACGTTCTCAATCTGAATGTAGTCGGGATTGATAGCCTCGATATAGCGGAACAGGTGTTCGGCCAGCGTCCGGCTGTCGGCATCACGGGGCTGCCCGCCTTTGGCCTTGCTAAAATTCGTACATTCGAGGCTCGCCCATAACACAACGAATGCGTCGGGATAGAGTTTCCGCATTTTGGCAATATGGGCTATCAACGGGGAGAGTTCCAGCGTCCGAATATCCTCCGTGAAGTGCATAGCGTCGGGGTGGTTGGCGGCGTGTGAGGCTATGGCGTTGGCGTCATGGTTCACGCATCCGATGACCTTTGCACATTGCCGGCCTCTGTACCGAGCGTTCTCAACGCCAGTAGAGGTTCCGCCTGCCCCGCAAAATAAGTCGATATAGAGCAGTTTCATGGGCGTCATTTTTTAGGGTTAAAACCGAGTCCGGTCATTTCGTCGAAAACAGCCGCCACAACGTCGTGAACCATTGTACTCAAATGGAGCCGCCAATAGCTCGGCTCAATGAGCGTGAGGGGAAGTGTCGTATCTTTTTTGTAAACTTGTTGCTGCGTGTCGAGAACTATTATTCCGACATTCAACATGGTGTCAGATACGCCGATAAACAGGAATATCGTTTCCGATAGATATTTGCTGTACTGATAAATAGAGCCGTCGAAATCTTCCTCTCGGAGTTTGAAATTGTGGTCTTTGCAGTACTGAATTATATGTTCTTTTGTTGTTGCCATAGTCTATTGTTTTTTTATCCAAATTCCGCTCTGTTTTTTCTCGTATCCTTGTAATCGCATAACCTCGTCATGCTTGCTCGATAGTAGATGATATACGCCCTTGTAATCCTGCTTTTCATACAGTTCAATGAGTGTTGCCCAACTGTCGATAATGGGCTTGTACCAAGGAAAAATTTCACAGATGCGGGGAAGGTCATAAACCGGTGAAACCTCTGCAAATGTTACGAGGTCATAGCAACGGGAGAAGTCGTCGGCATCGTGAGGTATATCGAATCTTCCAGCCGAACCGGAACCAACACCCATCAATCCGCACCACATTGTTCTCGATGAAATGCCGACATTGTGAGTGCCTATCCATTCAATCATTTTTTGTGTCTTCATATCAGTAGCGGAATTTGGTGAAGTGGATGATTGCCATAGGCTGTGCGAGGTCGTAGTTTTTGAACCAATTCTCCCAATCCTCGAACGATAAACCGTCGTTCAGAGCAATTTCGTTTTTTCGCTGATACACAATTCCGATACGAGGCAGCCCGAGTTTGCCGTTCACAAATTCCAGCCGTTGGATTCCCACACCGTCATCCTTTGTCAGCCGGGCAATTTCAACCTGTTTACTGTGGTAAGGTTTACCCGTCCATTGTCGAATTGATAGGCAAGCCTCACCCCGTTCAATCTCGGCGATACGTTTGGCCCAAAACGGGTAATTCGCCCGAATTGTGTGGATTTTGCGGACGAAGATTTGAGTGATATGTCTTCTTCATCATCTACAACAAGCGTTGCTTCGGTGTCATACAACGCATTTGCGAGCGCTTCGTGAAAAAATGTCAGGTCGCCAGCCCGATTATGTCCGGCAGGAAACCGCTTTGAAAGTGTAATTACATACGTTTTCATACTGTTATTGAGGTTAAATGAATAATCCGAGTTCTTTTTTCAATCGCTTGTCGGCGATTTCTATGTATTCGGGATTCAACTCGAACCCGATGTATTTGCGGTTGAATTTTCGGGCGACTATGCCTGTTGTTCCGGAACCCATAAATGGGTCGAGTACGATTCCATTTTCAGGGCATCCGGCCAAAATGCAGTCAGCCACCAATTTTTCGGGGAACGTCGCAAAATGCGCTTCTTGCAGGGGTTGTGTCGGAACTGTCCATACGTCTCTTTTGTTCCGAAATTCCCTGTCGATATATGCGTTGCCGCTTTTTGTCCGGTAAAACTTTTCAGGGGTCGCCGTGTATTTGTTTCCTCCGTATCGAGGTGCATTTGTCGGGATTGCGCCGCTTGTTACGGCCTTTTCATGGATAGCCTCACAGTCGAAGTAATATTTCGGGGATTTGGTGAGCAGGAAGATATATTCATGGGATTTCGTACACCGGTCTTTCATACTTTCCGGCATGGGGTTAGGCTTTGCCCAAATAATATCCTGCCGCAGAAACCAGCCGTCCGCCCGTAACGCAAAGGCCAACATCCAAGGTATGCCAATGAGGTCTTTGCTCTTGTAGCCGTCGAATTTCTTGACTATGGCTGACTGTCCAACAGTCCCTCGATTTGTCCCCTGCTTGTATTTCATGGCATTGTCGGGATAGTTTGCTGCCCCTTTTCCGCTGCCAGCATAGCAATCCCCGATATTTACCCATAATGTTCCCGCAGGTGCTAATACCCGCCTTACCTCGTGGAATACGCCGACCAATTTCTGTATGTATTGTTCGGGGGTATCTTCCAGCCCTATTTGCCCGTTTACGCCATAATCTCGCAGGTTGAAATACGGCGGGGAGGTAACACAACAATCTATGCTATCGTCGGGCAGATTGCGTAACCCCGTAAGGCAGTCGGTATTGTATATTACATTAGTTTCCATGTTGTTAGAATGGGCAATCATCGTCCGGCATATCGTCATCTTGGAAGTCGAATACGCTACTGCGGTATGCCTCCTCCAATAACTCTTGTTGGTGCTGTTGCAGGTGATTGGAATTATCCCATGCAATAGCGTCGAAACTTGCGCCGTCGAACGGTGTGTACCGCCCGTTGTTGATGTTATACTTGAATTGACAAGTCCCGCACTCTCCGAGGTGTCTGAACTTGACTTTCTGAACGTGAACTTCGACCGTGTTTTCAAGGCGGTTCCGGTGTACCACGATGCCGAAATCGGCTTTGTTGTAGAAGTTGGCCGAGCCGCTGATGTCATACAGCGTCGGGGCTTCAATTACTCCGTCCTTGTTCTTCGGCTGCTTGGTCGGGTGCGCCATCAGAATTATGAGGATGTCATTGATTTGAGCGAAATTTGTCAGCTTGTCGAGGAGTTCGCTGATGTACTGCGTTTCGTTCCGGTTCCCTTGTTGGCTCTCCAATCGGTTGTACGGGTCGATTACGAGTGCTTTGATGCCTCGCCGCCGGACGAGGAATTTGGCTTTTTCGAGGATTGTATCTACTCGGAAATTATCCGCCGGGCTGATGAAATAGAAGTTATCTTCGAGGTGTTCTTTTACCAGCCGATACTCCCCGAATTTAAGCGTTTCCTTGCTGAACTTCTTGCCGGTGAACTTCTCTATCAACTTGGAGGCGTGATAGGCGAGCGGGGCGTTTTCGGGGCTGAAATATGCGAATCTCCACCCGTACCGCATATTGAGCCGTTCGGCAATTTCGTCGATGAACTCCGATTTACCGCTGCCCGGAATACCTGTTACGATGCAGAGGCGTTTGGTCTCGAATGAACACAACCGGTCGAAATTGTCGTGTCCGATTGTTACCCCCTTTTGCAAGCCGTGTTCAAAAATGGCGTCCAGCGATTGTTCAAAGTCTGAAACCGTGAAAATTCCCTCGACCTTTACCTCCGGCGCATCGTCAAGGCATTTCAGCAGGCTATCCTGTCCGAACTTCATCAAATGCTCGTTGGCGTCCTTGCATCCCTCCCCATATTCGAGAATGCGGCAGCGGTCAGCCCCGAAACGTCGTAACAGCTCGTCCCGCAGGATGACGCCTTTGGTGTCGGTGTCCGATGCAATGAAAATCGTGTCTTTGTCCTCGAAATACTCCTCGATGTATTCGTCCAGGTAGGCGAGGTTGGCATTTGCCCCGTTCGGCACACTTACAACGTCCGTGCGCCCGCATTCAATGAACGAGAGGGCGTCCATTTCGCCCTCCGTGATGATGCACTCCTTTTTCCCTTTGATAGCGTCGATGTTGTACGGAAGCAACTCTGCCCCCGATACCATTTTGAAGCACTTGTCGCCCGTGCGGAACTTTGTGTTTACCAATTCGCCCTTGTGGTAGTAGTTGAATTGGATTGTGTTGGCTTGCCCGTTTTTCTGCGGCATCCACTCCATACCCTCCGTAACCCGCATCTGTTCGAGCGTCTTTTGGCTGATGCCCCGCCCGGCAAACCACGCAACGGCCTTGCTGCTCATCGAGGTATTGCCCGTCTGTTTTGGCTTTTTGTATTCGGGCTTCTGCCGAGCCAGCGGGCGGGGGTTGTAAAACGGTTTGTCCCAACGCTTCTCTTTTTCAGCGGCGCATCCCGCCCACCCGCAATAGTGGCAGTTGAATACCCCTGTCGCCAAGTCCACCGATAGGCTTTTATCCCGTTTGTTGTGGCGACTGTCCCTGCATTCGGGGCAATAGGTCTTGATGTTGCCGCTCGTGCGATTGTACGGGATTTCTATACCCAATTCTCTCCACCGCATCATAACAACATCCATTTTTGCGTTGAACTATCCCAAGCGTATTTATCGCCTGGCCGAGGGGGAGCGTTCATCGGGATTGTAACCTTGCCCGAACCATACGTCCGGCGTCCGTTCTCGATGCGTTCATCCCAACCGAGGGTGGTGGAACCGGCTTTGTGTTGTTGGCCTTTGTTGGCGTAATTGCCCTCCATGACCTTAACCCAGTTCGTGCCGTTGCTGAACAGCCAGTCGAATGACGCCTGCCAATTCGATTTGTTTTCGCCCCGTAAGAAGCTGGATGATTCGATTGCCTCAAACAAAGCCTCGCAGGTCGGCATCCAACTTTCGGGCTTGCCGAACTCGTTGAGCCGGGCTTTTATCTTTGCCCGCCGAGGGTCTGATAACTTTGAGATTTTCGGGAGGCTCTTGCATATCGAGTTCCACAGGTCGGCAATATCCTGATAAGGATATTTTATTTCTCCTTTCTTTTCCTCTCCTTTGCTCTCCTCTCCTTTACTATGTTGTTTTGGGTTGCCGCTTGCATCGGTTTCGTCTGTTTCAACGGGGTTTTGGCTCGCCATAACTCCGCCATTATTAGGCGCACCTGTGTTTTGCCCCTCTGAAATGCGCTTCCGTTCTCGGTTTGCAAGCAAAGAGGCGAACCGTTGCTGGTGGGCTTGGGAAAAGAGTTTATTTCCTGCCCGCTGCAACAGCCCGATTTTTACACAGTATTCAACAATCTCGGTCAGTTCGCCAACCGACACGTCATAGTCCGCCGCAAGGAGTTCAATGTTTATCTCCTCCCACTCGACCTCGAAAAAATCGTAGTCTGTGAGTGTTTCCAACAGGTAATTCCATACGGCATACCCTGTGTGGGAAAATTTACGGCGGAGAGCCTTTATTTTCACGTCATTCCGCATATCGGCGTCGTGCGTGAAATACTCTGCATTATTTTTCTTGGGTCTTGCCATATTCTTAATTTTTAAGTGTCGCTAAGAGTGATTGCCGGAGGTTTTCGTTGTGGGCTTTCCACTCGAAATTTGCCAAACACCATTGTCGATAGCTGGCCGGAATGTCGGCGATGCGCTCGCCTTTGTACTTGCCGAAAGGCATGACCTCGATAACGGCTTTTTTCCCGGCATCCATAGCGTCCACGTCCTGTTTTGTTACCCGGCCGATGTCGCTGATAGGTATGCCGCTCAACAACTTTCCCCCGCTGCCGAACATTCGCCATATTTTCCCCCGTTCAAATGTGATGTCCTCGACCTTTCCGAAACGGGCTACATTGCCGCCGAGGTCGATAATGAGGGCATCCTGTTTGCCCTCGTCGATACGTGTCGCACGTCCGATAATTTGGTAATACAGGGCGATTGAAGCCGTTGAAATTCCGAGAACGATGCAATCTATCCCTGTGTAGTCGAACCCCGTTGATAGCACCCGCACGTTGAAAATTACCCGTATGCGTCCGGCTCTGAACTCCGATATGACATAATCCCGCTGCCGTTTATCCATGTCGCCATAAATCACAGCCGAATTTTCGTATCGCTGTGATAGGTCGATAGCGTCTTGGACGCTCGGGACAAACACGAGAATATGCCTGCGGTCTTTGTTGGCATCGAGGGCGTCAATTATGCCTCCTGCGCCATTGTTGGCGTTGTACGCCTGCTGAACACTTGATTCGGTGTACTCGGATTTCGAGGTGTTGAACACGAGCATACTGTCGTCAAAATCGGCAGCCTGATACACGAGTTTGCTCCAAAATCCGAGTTCCACCATTTCCCGAACCTGCCCGACGTGGATGATGTCTTTGAAGAAATTGCCTTTCTTGCTGCGGGAGGTCAGCATCACGAGTTTGGAGAATGTGTTGCCGTCGAGGTCTCGGTTCGTCTGCAATTTGACCGGTGTGGCCGTTATGCCGAGGACGTGCGTTATTCCGCTTTCTTCGAGGAATTTGCCGAGCATACTATCGGATTCACGAGGATACAGATGTGCCTCGTCGATGAGCATTTTGGTAAAGCCCATTTGCTTGAATGTCGCTCCGAGCGACTTTATGCTACCGATAGTGGCGTAGGTAATTTGTGCGATGTCCTTTCGTCCGAATGATGCGGAGTAGATACCGGCGTTGGTTACGAACCCGCATAACGAAAGGTATTTTTTGTAGTTCTGCTCCAACAGCTCTTTTGAGGGCTGTAAAACGAGCAATTTGTCCGTGCTGTTCTTCGCCACGAAAGCCGTGAGGATTGATTTTCCCCACGCTGTGGGGAGGACTATTAGGCTCGGCCTCGGTTTCTTTTCATTGAAGAACGCAATCGCCTTGTTTATCGGCTCTGATTGGTTGGTTCGTAACGTAATCATAGCCGTATGGAGTTAAAAAGCACCGTATTTAGGGCTACCACGCATAACAGGAGCGTAGGGAGGCCTTTCGGCCATTCCCACCCATATACAGTGCTATATTCTTTCTTATTCATATTCTGTTACTTTTGGTTTTGCGAAAATAATAAATGATTATAATATAATCACTTTTTAGGCAAGGAAAATTAACTGTTTAGTTTATTCAGGACAGTTATTAAGAGTTGTATCAAATTCTTTTTTGGTAATCTCAATGAAGTTCTCGTCGGTGGGCTCGAATTTATCATCGAAATAAAATAGCAGGGTTTCGCCGCTTATGAAGATATACGGCCAACTAAACCTACCGATAAATTCTATTTCAAGCAATTCCATAAATTTGAAAAATGAACTTTTCGGCAGGGCGTTGATACGCTCATACATTGCCTTGCCCTCCTTGTAGCGGCGATTCGGGAAATATGCGTCAGGAAATTCCTTGTTGGTTTTCCATATTCGTTCATTGATATTTGTCGTGTCTGTGAAGACGAAGCCCCTCCAACGAGTTACTCTCTCAAACGAACTTTGGCCGCTATGCCCGACGAATTTGTCAAACGGGTGTCTGACAATCTTTTCTATGGCTTTACGGTTCTCTTTTTCAATTTTAATTTCCTCCTCTCGAAAAGCTCGTAACTGCTTATATTTTTCGCAGGAGGTGTTTGTCATTTTGTAATACATACTTGTCTGATTTATCTAATTTCTTAATTGCGATGCCCGCCCGCCGTTTTATGTTGATAGTCTTGGTATCTTTGCCGGGCAGGTCTTGTAAAGCAGCGAGAAGTTTGATAATTTCCTCTCGCTGCTGGTTTGAGATTGCATACATTCCCTCTATTTTAGGATGAACCGGCGTGTCCCCGGTACGATTTTCGTGAACTCTTGTGCGAGGTCGGGATGGGCTTTCCCGAATGCTTTGCTGTCGAATTTTGCGCTGTCTTTGGATGTTTTCCACGTTGCGAGTGTTTGGCCTCCGTAGCTGATAGCCTCCGCATCCCCGAAGCCAATTTTGATTTTAGATTCGAGTTCTTCTTTGGTGGCTTCGAGTTTGGCGAGTTCGGATTTTACCTCTTTCAGTTGATTGCAGGCCGTCAGAATGTCGTCGGCAACCTCGATGATTTTTCCCTCCGTGTGGCGGGCGTATTTCGTGATAACGTCGGTAACGGAGGTCGCATCCGGTTCCACGTTCCCAATGATGTTATCCACCCAAAATCGTTCGACCTCCTCAATCATCCAGCCGAAAAAGTCCGGAACAAATGCGATGTCCTTGTACCCGAATTCTCGGCCGGAACAGAGCCATGCCAGCGAGCCTTGCTTAAACTCCGAAACACCGAGCAGGTATTGAACCTGGCAGAACCAATGCTTCGGGAGGTCGTCGGGGTCGATTGTCATTTGAGTTGTCTTGCACTCCAAAATCCCTTTGTTGTTCGGATTTCGGTGGCTGTCCAGCCAATAGGTTCGGTCGGGAGAGGCTTGCAGGAACCCCTTTTCGTTGTTCTTGAACAGCCAATCTCCGGCTGAACTCTTGATTACCTCCCTGCCTGTTTCGTCAGCCCAAAACTGCGATACGGCATCTTCGAGATAATGCCCGGCTTTCATCGCAAAGGTTTCGTCTTTGGGGGCGTCCAGCCCCTTTTTGCGTCTCCATAGCTGGTATGGTGTTTCCCACGGATTGAGGCCGAGGATTGTTGCTACTTCTGAACTTCCTATACCGTTTTTACGGTATTCAAGCCATTCGGCTCTGTCTTTGGGACGTATTACTGTGTTGCTCATGCTAATTTTTCGTTTTTAATGGTTTTGGAAATTGTATCTATTGCCGCAACTTTTGTAGCCTTGCGGAGCAGGACGATGAAATCGGAGTGTTGGGTAATGGCATTTGCAAGGGAGGGAACGAGCATCCCTTCTGAACCAACAACCCCTACGAGCGATGCGCTGGTACACTTACCCCCCCCCCTCGGATTTTGCGATACATTCGGAGGTAATAATGATTACGCTCCGGTTTTCCTTGTTTTCCTCCTGCCACTTTTGCAGGTCTTTTACGATGTTTTGAATATCCATTTCTGTTAATTTTAAGGTTTGAAAATAAGGAGGGCAAAAGCCCTCCCGAATGCTTTTTATTTCCTAATCAGGTTGAGATCAACCCATAATTTGATGAACTGCTTTCCGCAGTAAACGGCGAGGTCGCTGCTCCGCAAGCAAAGGCGAGAGCCGATGTGCGCAGTCGCATCCGAGGGGGCGGCATCCGAATACGCAAAGCCGAAGCCCGCATATTCAGTTACATAGTCAGCGGTGTCAATCATGCGCCGCTCCTGCTTCTCCCCGTCGCCCATATCGTCGAGTTCCTCCTGTGTGTAGAGGTAGAACCAAGGATAATACCGCCACTCATCCTCTGTAAACTGCGGTTCCCAGCCCTCGTTCAAGGCAGCGCAGATGATGCGGAGTTTGAGGTACGCCAGCATATCAGGGCTGATGTCGTCAGATTGGGCGCAAAACGCCCTGAAATCGCATACAAAGGGGTGGTTGCTGTCAAGAGCGGCCATAGCGTCCTCGAACGTCTTGATACGCTCCGTTACGGGGCGGTCGTCTTTGGCTGTAACCGCATCGCCGAACAATGTGGCGATCATTTTTTTCGTGTTGTCATCGGCCTGCTTGTAAGCCGCTTCGAGGTTCGATTTTTTGATTTCTACGTTATCCATTGTTATGTTGAATTATGCTCTTTCGAGCGGTTATTTTTCTGCTTATTCGCCTGTTTCGGAGGTCTGTTCGTTACCCTGTGCTGCGGCAGCAGATGCAGCGGCGGCAGCCTCCTCTACCTTGCGGCGTTTGGCTTCGGCCTGTTTACGGGCTTCCTCGGCCAACTTCTCTGCGTCGGCGGTGTTCTGCTTGAATGTTTCGGCTACGGTCGTTGCGCCCTCCTTTATGGCGTTTTTCAGCCCGCTCAACTCGAACACCATTTCGCTGGTAATTTCCTCGATACGTTTCACGCCGCAGTAGGTCAGAATGTCCGCCTGCGATACACCCAGTTTGCCGAAGTAGGCAATCATATTCGTGCGACGAGTTTCGAGGTCTATGGCCTTACCGAGCGCAACCTGTTTGATTTCGTCGATAACCCGTTTTGTTACGGCTTTCGGAACGACTTTCAGAACTGCATTTCGGAAAGCGATTGCCGAGGCAGCGTTGCCGGTTGTAACCTGCATATCTTCCGAGTAGGTTTTGCCGTTTTTGTCCGTGATACGCCGTTTCACTTCGACCGAAACGGCAAGGTTGGTTTCGAGGTCGTGGCATACGCCCTGTGCCGTGATAGTCTTGCCGTCGTTGCCGATGATACGGGTTTGAACCCGCATATTTCCCCACGCCCCGGCGATAATCTCTGCGAGGCGTACCGATACACCCTCGATGAGTGTCCCCTGTCGGCGCAGGGCATAGAAACAATCTTCTGCCGTCGAATTGTCGAGCGTGGCGATTGTCTTGATGTTGTTCAACGCCCCGTAAATATCACGAGGGTACTGCTTTGCGGTGGAGATTTGGGTATCTACCTCCGCCCGGTTGATTGCTTGCAGCATCTCAGCCTGTTTGATTTCGATGATGTCATTCATAAATCGCTGAATTATTTGCCCTCTTACAGCTTCGGGCTTTGCTTGCGCTGGGGGCAGGGGTCGAACCTGCGAAATAGAGGTGGCGAAGTCCGTGAGCGCACTTAAATCGCCACCTTAGCGTAATGCCGCCTCGCCTCCCCAGCCGGTTTATAATTGTAATTTGGTTTGCCCCAATTCGTTCATGCGTGTTCCTTTCTGCGGCAGCGGGTGTTGGTGGTAGTAGGTTTTCCAACGCCGCCCGTCCTTTTCGTTCCAATAGCTTTGTATCTCAAATCCCTCGCTTTTGAGGAGCGATACAATCTTGCGGAAATCGACGGTCTTGCCGATTCGGTTCCCTTGCGCCGTTGTCATCCTAATCCCGGATTCAAAGGCCGCCCGGATGCGGGCTTTTGCGGTATTGAGGCTCTCATCCATAACTCACTTCTTTTTTTTGATTGCCGTGTAGGTAGTAGCCGCACTTTCAATTTCGGCGGTCGTCTTAATCTTGTTTTGCAGCATCCAATCCTCGATTTCCTCTTTTTTGAAATAGAGGATGCGTCCGTTGGGCTTGTAGTGGGGGATTTTTTGCCCGCTTGTCAAGCGGTATATGTGGCCTTTCGTGAATCCCGTTATCAAGGCAACATCATCAATCGTAAGGACGTTTTTTGCCCCCAATAGGGCTATCTTTTCCAGCCGTTCTATCTTGGAGGATAGTTCTTGAAATTCCTCCGAGCGGTGTTGTTTGTCTTTGTCATTCATTGCGTTATTCATAATCAAGTCCGTAAATATCTTCTATGCTACCTGCCCCGTAGCATTCTTCGCAACTTTCAACCTCTCTTGCACCGGAGGGCAACAGGGCGTATTCTTCTTCGGTGATTCGGTCGCCGTTCTCGTTGTAGTAAATTTCGCCGGTTCCGTTGCAGGCAGGGCAGGTTATCATTCGAGGTTCCGGTGTGCAACTCGGGCAACCCGGATAGCCGTTACATACAGGGCAACTCATATCTCACAATCTTTTTCGTCGTCCATGTCAGACAGTAAACCTGCCTTGTCGAGCCTTTTCCCTGTGAGGCAGCATAATCCGAGCGAAGCCAGCCCAATGCCTTTCAAAAGGCAGAATTTCCCCAAAGTCATATCGTCTATCGGCTCGCCGGCCAGCCAAATGATAGAGAGGAAGCCCCATAAGCCTATCGCATACAGGCGGGCATATTTGGCTATTGTCTGTTTATTGGTTTTCATAGCGCAGCAACCATTGATTGAGAGATTATTGCCTGATAGTTGTGGAGAAGCCTTACGAGGCGGCGGTTCTCGCTGTTGAGCGTCTTGTTCGAGGCTTCGAGAGCCTTGATATACCGCTGGTCGTCCATACCGTTTCGGGATACGGATATGGGTTCCGTTTTTATGATATGCGGGGAGCCGTTCCGTTTCTCTGCCGCTTTTTTCTCCCAATACCTCTGTTGGTATTTCTTGTTGTACTCGTACTTGGCTCGTGCGGCTTCGGGGCTTAACTTTGTACTCATAATTTGCCCTCCTTTTTAAGCCGTGTTTCGGCTCTTTTACGCATAACCCAAATAGTTGATGAAGAATGGATATTGTACTTCTGCATCAAATGTTGGGTTACGCCTGTTGCACTTTGGCCGGGAATAGCCATTAACTCGTTCCATTCGTTGTAGATAGCCATATCTTTGGCTTCCTGTTCCTCCTGATAGGCCGTTTTGAAAACCTTTTGCTCCATTATTTTTGCATTTACTGTTTGGTTTATTTTCGATTTCATATTTTTATTCGTATTTTTGAAAGCGTTTTAATTAAAACCTGTGTGCAAATATAAACTTTGTTTCGATTTCAAACAAAATTTTCGACACAAAGTTGCGATTTAATTTTAATTTAGTTTGTAGATGACAGAAATACAGAGAGTTAAAAAGGTAATAAATTGGCTCGTTTATATGGAATACGCCGAGAATGAGCGTGAATTAGCCGAAAAGTTGGGCTATACAAAATCCTCATTTTCACAGATAGTAAACGGGAAAGTGCCTTTGTCGGAAAGATTTGTGCAGAAGTTGGCGTCCGTAGATGAAAATATAAACGAAGTTTGGATAATGACGGGCGAGGGCAATATGCTGAACTCTGTGGAAACCGGTTCGAGCGTTGTAACCATTCCGGCAAACGTATGGGAGGTCATACAGACACAGGCGGAAAGTCTGAAAAGCAAAGACAGGCAGATAGACGAATTGGTTGCCATGCTTAAACAGCAGATTGCGGAAAGCAAAAAAACGCCTGCCCAACAGGGCGGCAATGCCACCTCTGCCGTTGCAGGATAGTTGAGTTTGGACGAATCCGATATAAAGTACCGCTATATTGAAAATTATGAATACAAGGTTACTCGAAATAATAAAATACAAAACAGGCGGTCGGCAGCGGGAGTTTGCCGATATGCTGGGGTGGACGCCTCAATATCTCGCCAAGCTGTTGAAAGGGGATAGTTTCGGTATAGTTCCCGTGATGACAATCGTATCTAAGTTACCCGATATCAATGCCCGTTGGTTCCTGACCGGCGAGGGCGATATGATTGAGGAACCCAAGTACACCGACATCCGAAAAACGATGCTCGAAAATATGCTTGCCCTGCTCGATATTGAGAAATATATGCCGGTAATGACACCCGAAGAGTTGCGAAATTACGAACAGGTTGTCGTCGGCAATAACAAGCCCGATTTCAGCCCCGAATTGCTCGAAAAATGGCAGAGGTTATTACAGGAGCGAGATAGTAAAATAGATGCAAAAATAAAGGCCGCAAACGCCCATTCAGAAAAGATATGCAGCAGAGCGAAAACGAAAAAATAAACGCCCGATTTTTCGAGGCTTTATATGCTTTGAAAGCAAAGAAGATGATACGGGGAAAAAAAACTTTTACCGACCGATACAATATCAACCGGTGGAATATGAATGCCCTCGAAGCGAAAAATCCCAATGCCACACAAAATAGCGTACAGTTGCCGTGGCTGGTGTATCTCGTCAGAGATTATGGAGTATCCGCCCATTGGTTGCTCACAGGGCAGGGGGAAATGTTCAGAAAAACGCCATAACCCGCTATTCTTTGCCGGGTTCTTCCGGCATAATATTCGGTATCATAGCTACGGCCTCCTGTTTCTTCTTGTCGAGGATTTTGGCGTAAATTTGGGTGGTCTGAATCTCTTTATGCCCAAGCAATTTTTGAACGGTGTAAATCTCCGCCCCGAGGTCGAGCATTAAAACGGCGAAAGTGTGGCGGCCTGAATGAAAGGTAATGTCCTTTGTAATCCCTGCACGAACCGCCCACATCCTCAATTCCGCTATCATATAGGAACTATATTTGAAGCCGACGAACACTCTGTCGCCGGGATTGCCTCGTTTGCCCATATAATCGGCGGCCTGCGAGTTTATGTCGAGATATTCCTGCCCGCCGGTTTTTTTCTGCTTGAAGATGATTCGAGTAAATTCCCCGTGATGCTGCACTTCGCTCCACCGCATTTTTTCGATGTCGCTCTTGCGGATTCCTGTTAGGCAACTGAACATAAACGCATTTTTCAAAGCCGGGTATTTGCAATGAGCGGCAGCCATAGCCTTTACTTCATCGAGTGTCAGGTAGCAACGCTCCGATTCTCCGGGCTTAAACCCCTCGATGCCTCGTAGGGGATTGTGCGGAATGATACGGTCGTCGAATGCCTGATTTATGCAGGCTCGTAGCTTGTTGAAATAGCTGACTTTGGAATTTTGCGACAGCGGCTTTGTGGATTCGTCCGTTATTATCTTTTTCCGTTTGTCCCGGCAGCGGGCGGTTTTGTCCAAATAATCTCGAAATCCCTCTATCCACTCCGGCGTGATGTCTTTGAACGTGGTGTTCGGCTTACAATAGCGTTCGAGGTGTTTCAGGCAGCTATGCCAATTCCCCCAATTACCGTCGCTGTCTGTCGTCCCGTGTCGCTTCTCGCACATCGCCCTGTAATAGTCGAGAAAATTGGTTTCGAGTTTATACGCCGCATTGAACCCAAATTCGCCGTTCTGCAATTCGACAATCCGTTTCGCCTTGACAGCCTCGGCAAGCTGCATAGTCTGCCGGTTCTTCTCTTTGTCTGCCTTTGTCTTTTCGGGCACGAGGTATAATTTCAGATACTCATACGAGCGTTGCCCGTTCAAATATATGTCCAGGTATAACGATACATTGCCGGTTGGCGTTTTCCGTTTCCGGAGGCGGATTGGTTCTTTTGCTGCTCCCATTTTGTTGCTTTTGTTGCTCAAATTGTTCCGAGCAACAAATTAACAACAAAAAAATGACAAATCAAATACAAGCCATGTAAAAAAGAACGCCTCCGAATTGGAAGCGTTAATCATTTATTGATAGGATGTTATTTGACTTTATTTGCGGTTTATTTGTGCATCATTTGACTCGTGATTTCCCCGCTTCACTTTCTCAGCAAAATGTGAAATTAAATCCGTAAACTACTGCAATTCATATTGTTGCGTGCTGTTTGAGGTTTTGAGAGCAACAAGCCAGCAACAGAATTGAAATAACTGCTATTGAACGGGTTATATCTGACCTCAAAGATAGTAATTTCAAAGTTACTTTCTACATCCGCAAGTAAGATTACTTTCTGTCCCATATAACGTCCGTGATTATTTCGCCGGTTATTTCTTCCCAACGGCAGATGCAGGCACGAAAAAGGGCGGTTCCGCCGCCCATAGTTTTATTTGTAACTTGTCTTCTTGTCTGCCGTAAATAGGTTTTTGTAAACGTCAAAAGCAACTTCAAAATAGCAACTGTCGATGAGTTCTGACATAGCGTGAGGATATAATAGAAACCGGACAACATCACGCCCGTCAGACCCGACTATACGTTTTAATACGATAAAGTATAGCAGGGGATATTCCGATTTCCAATAACGCTCTGCATAATCCTCGCCATTGGTTCGTGCGTATGATTTATACATTGTTTCAGATGACGAGCAAAGGGTTTCGCCGAGCGATAGGAAAAACGGGAATGAATATTCGGCATGGCCTTTGAACATTTTATGATAGAATCGAGGTGTGATTGTAATTACCTGTCCGGGTTCAATATTGCTCATGCTGCTATAATCGGCTTCGGATAAAAGAGCAGCCATTATCGTTCGTGATACAATCCATTCCGTTTGTAAAACAGGGTAACGCCAGCTGTATTCTTTGAAATCACAAAAAAGGTATCGTCGTCCTGCATACTCTCCGATGAATAGGCTGTTGAAATTATCGACAGCAACACCCTCGCCAAGATAAACGAGTGTCGTGTTTTTGCGGCTTTCCCATTTCCCTGTTTTTCGGTCTTGCTGCCAATATAAGGCCGATTTTATTTCCTTTGATTTTGTCGCCAGTTGTGCCGGAGCTGCATTGTTTCTATCCTGCGCCATACAGTTTGTAGAGAATGCAATTACGACCAAAATAATTATGGACAGTTGTTTCATATTATATACCTGATTTTAAGATTAAATATTCGACTTTTCTCAACCGGTCGAGGTATTCCATTTCCGCTGGGAATATCTCTAACGCCCTTATAATTACCCGTCTTTCGTTGTGGTAATCTTTCTGTTTCCGGTATAATATCATCAACCGTTTGTATGCATGGTGGGCTGTATAACCGATGGATATATTGATTTCATACGTGGCTATGGCATCTTCGATTTTCCCCATTTTTTCATAGGAAATACCCCTGTTGTTTAGTTCTACACAATGTTGGAGATCTGTTCCACGCTTGCGGTTCTCTGCTTGAATATAGGATAATTGTTCCCGTGTGATTGAACCTCCGAGGCTGAATTTTTTGTTGGGAGGGGGTTGGGATTGACGCTTTGAGTTGTGGATGCCTTGCAACACGCCGCCGATAACGGCGACAATAAAGCCGAATAGAATGAAATAGAAAAATGCGCCCATATTCAGTCGTTTTGGCGATACTACCGCCTTGATATGGAACACACGAAAGAAGCGTGGGCATTCCTGTTGGTTTAGAGGTATCGCCAAACACCTGAAGCCCTAACAAGGAAAATGCCCACGCATATACGCAGGCATTCACCATTGCTTTTAAGGGCTTCGATGAAAATTGGCGATTTTCTAAACCTCAAAACAATAGCAAACGCTATATTACAATATTTTGCCCCAAAAAAAAACAAAGTTTTTTATATAGGGGGAGTTTTCGGTTTAGAATATTGTTTGCTGCTCAATTAGATAAACCGCCTAACGACGGCAAAAATCTTTTTCCGGTACACCACCACAATAATTGCCAACGCAATCCAAAAGCCTTTCATCTGTGTTTGTTGCCACCATGTCAATTCCCGTTCAACCGGCACGGACTTTTCGACAATTTTATCATGGTAAACGATACTGTCCCTATATATTACCTCTTTTTCGGTCGGTACGGGCTTTTTCTGCGGCTTATTCTCCAACGAGTGGAATAACGCTCCGTCTGTGGTTATTCGGGCGTCAGAAACGGCGTATGACGTTTCCAAATGGCTCGTCGTATCACGAACAGTCTGCCGTTCTCTCTCTACCGGAATTTCGATGAGTACGGTGTCCGGAATATACTCGGTACGGATAACCGTTTCCACCCGTACACTGTCTTGTGTCGAAGTAATAAGGTGGCGGGGTGGGCAACAGCCGACTACCGCCACAAGAATCAGGGTAAGAATGACGTTTCTCATACGATTTCGATTTGTATAGGTTCTCCTCTGTCGGATGCTGCTTTGAGCATTTCGTACACCTTTCGGAACGTGGCCGTCGAGTTCAGTACCTTGCCGACCTCCTTGTTTTCGCCGACCAAGATGCATCCTGCGCTGTCCTTTGCCGTGTTCCCGATATGTATCAGAATGCCGTCGAAATGGGGAACGTCAAGCAGTCTCGGCAAGTATCCGTCGCAGAACTTGTACTGCGCCTTGTCTTTGTACTTCGGCGACTGTACTTTCAGTGTGATGTCGTATGTCCCGTAAGGGATAGCGGTTTCGGCGTACACTTTCTTTTCCCCGTTGTCAAAGACCCCATTTTTGTTCAGGTCTCGCACGGTGTCCTCGATAGTGTCGCATACTTTTTGCCCGTCGATATACAAATGGCCGATAGTGTAGGCTGGGTTTAGGGCAATTCGTTTGAGTAAAAGTTTCATATCTTGGTTAGTTAGATAATAATGTTGCTACCTGTATGCCGCATTTGCAGATGGCTTTCCCGACGGCCGCAGCGTCCATGTGCTTATCATTGCAAAATGAGAGGCCGATTACTCCGAGAGGCCGATCTCCGGCATATAGCGCGAGTATGGCAACCTCATTCACCGAGTTAGATTTGAATTTGAAATACATTCGTTCGTCGGTTTCTCTGATCGCATCCACCGATCCCCAATAAAAGCCATCATCAAATAGTTTCCCGATAAACGGGTATTTCGATAATTGAAAGTTGATATATTCATCATCTACATTGCTGATGCTGTCGGCTACGACTTCAATGCGCATATCGCCATAGAGGAACGGCAACCCCGGCGATAGGTTCTTGCTGCCATTATGCAATTCGATAAGCCATGCACGGTCGGCATTTAGCGTGTGAAGCAGATGATGCAGCATCAGACGAATATCGGCATCCGCCTGAATGCGTTTCACCACCGATTCGTCGTGTTGTTCCGTGCGGATTGATTCTACTTTATCCAGCACATAGCGCGGATTGGTGATAGTAAGGATGACAAACCCCGTGAGGAGTAAAAGCAAAAGCACTCGCAGAAAGCAGAAGAACCCGTATTTTTCCTCCATTTTGAGCAGCTTTTCGAGCCACCCGATTCCTTTTTCGATTTTCTCCTGCATATCGTTTCAATTTTAGTGATAGACAAAGGTAAATAATATGATTGTATTATAATCATATTTAGACGAAAATTAACTCTCTGCCTTTGTTGAATACCGAGTGAAATTCTTTAATACCCATCCTCCTTTGATATTGACAAAATCCATCATTTCGCCGGGGAACAATACCCCGACTTGCGTATAGGAGCTTTTCGTCCCTTTAACCACCGTGCAAGGGTAGCTGCAGGAATTATACAGCGAGCAGTTATAGCCGTCATGGTCGTCATTCGTCTCCATCAAAACACCGAATTGCGCTCCGGCGGTCAAGGCCATGTAGCAATTTTCCGAAACCTCCAAAACGGTTGTAAAGACCAATGGCGGACAATATGTCGGCACGTATATCGTCTTGTATGACCCGCTCGTTTCAAAGTAATTGGAAACGCATCGTCCGTCCTTATATACTCGGAACTTGGCCCGGTTGCCCTCCATTGCAGAGGGCGTTTTCGCGGTAAAGTCGATTCCGGTATTGCGTTGATAGGTTTCGCCCGTTGTGGATAATGCGAAAATTTGCGCCCCTACGATATTCGTTACAGTTCCTACGACAGAGCCTTTATTGTCGAAACAATTATCCCCATTGCTCGGCGTCGCGCTTTGGGTGTAGATATGGGTATAGCTATTGCTTGTCCATCCGTAATACTCTACATTCCCTTGCTGTGCTCCTGCAAATATCAACGGGTAGTCATCCTCGGAGGTCGGATTATAACCGCAAAGAGCCGCTATTACGTTTTTCAATGCGTCTCTCACTCCCACGAATCCAGAAAGGGCAACACCTCCGTCTATTTCGGTCGTTGCATCTTTGAAAGCCTCTTTGAGATAATCCAAATCTGTCCGTTCGAGGCCGGCAACATCTTTCAGGCTTCCATCCGAGGCGATGAATTTGATATTACCTCCGATTTCTCCCAGCAGCAGGTCGAAATATGTCTTGCCGTCGGACGATACGATTTTATTTGTCCGTACCTGCCCCGGTAGTACCTCCGTAAAACCGTATAGAGAAACGTAGCTGCGCTCTCCGTCATACTCGCTGTTCAGTACGCCCATGAGCAGGTGATAATATCCGGCCACGCCCTCCATTGCGATAGCCTGTTCGCTGATGTAAAACGTGCCGGTCTTGTCCGTTTTGCTGACTTTTGCGTAGAGATAGTATTTCTTGGTTCCGTCGGTCAGCGTCGGCGTGGTAAAGGCGGGGAGCGACCAAAACTTATACTCGTCGGCCGCATGGCTTGACGAGATGGTGTCGATGCCGAGCGTGTAGTGCTGGATGATACCGGCAGGAACAGATAGCACCTTTGTCGCCTGATTGTACGTTACGTTATGGACAACGGGGGACGGGTTCGTCATGCTATCGACGAACTCAAATTGCAGGCTCTTGTCGCCGATGAGCATAGCCATAGTTTGTACGGCTATGGGGTTTATGGAGTTCGAAAAATTATCGAGCAAGGCATCGCTCAACATTTCGATAGTTTCCATAGAATCCCGATACCGGCGTTTGGTGAACTGCAAAGCCTCTTTGTGAAGGGTATCCATAACCACCTCGTTACTTTCGATTTTCCGCAGATCACTCGATACCGTTCGCCCGACGGTAGAGTTTGACAATTCTATTTCGGGGCTGTGGGGATTATTGATGTAATCCTTTATCCCGATAATCCTGACAAGCACTCCCTCCGGCTGGAACCGCTCGTCGGAGAATTGAACGAACCCGCCCAACTTTATCCTACCGCCGATATTGAGCCAATCTTTCTTCGCCCATATCCCGTCCAATTCGCCCGTGAACGTGAATTTTTGTTCTTCGTTATCGTACAGGTATTTCACCCCCTGCCGGAACATGTCCCACGATGCTCCGGTTTTTGTGGCGTTGTCGCAGATGTACGCTGCGGGCAGCATACAATGAAATACGGCGTATGTATCTCCGACTTGGGGGATATAATTTCCGCCGGGCATCGTTTGTCCGTCTATGTCCTGCGGGACGATTTCAAACCGGCGGGCGGCTTTCCCTTCTTTGGCATTGTGGATATACTTTGCCTCGAATTCCTTGCCGGCCAACATTCCCGTCTGTGGAATAATTGTCAGCGTTTCACCCTCAATCAGACAATCCTCGAAATTCAGCGATGCTGGTATGCTGCTATCTACGATGTCGTAAAAATGCTTGCTGGCATCAACTACCGTAACGGCACTTATTGTCCCCACACGGGAGGGGTATATTTCCGAACAATCGAGGCTATCTTCTGCCTGTGAGGATAACGGTTTATCGGCACGGCGTATGGAGAACCCGTCCGCATCCGTGTGATAGGTTCGAGCCTTACTGCTGTCAAATCCCTGTTCGCCCTCGAAGTGTTCACCGTCGAACCGGATTGATTGGCTTTTGGGCAACAGCAATTCGGAACTTCCGTATTGGCTGGCGTCGATGTTTTGTTCCCCGCCCTGAATATATAGAATTTCGATAGGCGTAGAATCTTCGTAGTTGGAGCGTCCGATGCCGGGCTTAAATCCGTTCCCTTTACCATACGATAACGGCAGCGGGTTGTCCCTGTTGTACTCGACTTTCCACAACGACACCTGCTTACCGACAAATTCGTACTCCGTTTCCCATTCATCAGCCATTTGGGATAGTGCGTCGATGCAATACGCATGATTGTACGATATGGTCTTTTCGGGAGCGTCAATGCACCGTCCGATAGTCCAACCGCTGTCCCGCTGGTTCATATTGTCCACGAACATTTGCAGGTGTTCGATAGGTTTGGCCGTCAGCGGAAATTTCAGCCGTCTATCCACGGGATTTCTGAATTTCCACTTGCCCGCCTTTGCCTGCGGAGAATCGAATACGACGGTGTACTCGAAATAGCGGCTGTGCTTCATCGTCAGGCTTTCGGGCTTTTCGAGCGTGTAGGTCTCGTTCTCATAAACACAATACGCCCCAACGGGTATTTCGACGTGTTCCGCCAGCGAGAAGTAGAGCGTCAGATTATGGTCGCCCTTGATAGCCCGATAGCGGTAGCTGCTGTCATCGACCTGTATGTCGAGTATTTCAGTGTTGTTATGGAGAATTTTCATCACGTAAATTGGTATATCTTTCCGTTGCCACACTTGGTGCATCGGATTGTGGTTATAAACGGAAATTCCTCTTTGGGAATTTGGTCGAGAACACTCTTGATAGCGGACGAGTTTGTGAAGAACTTGCCCTCCGTTCCGTCCTGCGTGAACTTAATGAGATACCGACCCTCCCCGTGCTGTGTTTTCATGCCGGGGATAAAGTCGATAACCTCTATCTCGCTATTCAGAACATCTGTGATAGATACCTGCTGACAGTTGAATATCTTACGGTCGTCCTGCTGTTTAATGCCGAGTTCGCTGAAACGCTTTGCCATATTACGGGATATTTAGGGTTGCACAATCATCGTCGATTTGACGTTTGATAGCCGCCCGCTCGGATAAAAATGCTTTATACACGGCAATTTTCGATTGGGCGTCTGCACTCGATTTAGTCCCGTATATGCCCATTGTCGCAGCGTTGTACTCGTTGATAAGTTTCTGCTCGTAATCCATCGGCCACAGAGCATTTATTACGGCCTCGGACAGTTTGTCGCTCGTTACCGTACCCCACACGACAACCTCCTGACACTCCCATTTCGTTGTGGTTTCCTCCGTGTCAGTTCCGGCGGGTATTTCGACTTCTTTAATTTCCCAACGGTAGGTGTAAGAACCATCCCCGTTTGCCTCGTAGATAGAGGGCTTTTTGTCATAGATTGCCATAGAAACTCGGTTTAATTATGGTTTTCAATAAATGTTTGGAATTGCTGTGTTTTGCCCAGCCGAGCCAACTGCATACCCCCTGTTTGTAGTCCTTTGCAGATAGGTTGGGCTGCTTGTTGAGCCGGGCGGCGGCACGGCAAAAATTCTTTTTGATACTCTTTCGGATTAGCTTATGCTCGTGATAAAAAACGAACCCGACGAAATCAAGTCCCCGCCCGTGTTTATCGCTGCGGTTTTTGGCGATAGGGAATACCTGGTAATTGGCCTTTATCGTCAAATGAAGATTATCTCGTAGGTAAGCATCTATCCGGGCGAGTAAATCGTGTAGGAACGCTTTATCCTTGTGGAGAAATACCATATCATCGGCATACCTGAAATAATATTTTACTCCTGCCTCCTCTTTTATCCAATGGTCGAAGTAGGCAAGAAACAGGTTGGCGAAATATTGCGACAGGTAATTCCCGATAGGAACACCGGCGGCACTATCTATGATTTGGTCGAGTAAATCCAGCGTGTCGTGGCATTTGATTTTACGACGCACGATTTGTTTCAGTACGTCATGGTCAATGCTCGGATAAAACTTCTTTACGTCGATTTTAAGGCAGTAGCGAGTGTTTTCCACGTCTTTTAACGCTTTGTCCACTTTCTGCATACACCCGTTTATACCCCTGTTTTTGATGCAGGGAAACGTGTCCGTCGTGAACACCGAAACCCATATTGGTTCGAGAATGTTCATTATAGCGTGATGAACGATTCTGTCGGGGAAATACGGAAGCCGGTATATCTCACGCTCCTTGGGGTCTTTGATGATGAATGTTTCGTATTCTGACGTTCTGAACGTCTTATTTTTAAGGGCTTCATGCAAAGCGAGGATATTGGCCTCACGGTTTTTGTCGTGGCGACGCACCCCGTAAGAACGCAGTTTCCCCCGTCTCGCTTTTTGGTCGGCGAGCTGGAGGTTTTCTACTGCGATAATCCTTTCGTATAAATTTCCTATCCGTTTCATTGCTTTGCTTTTCATACTTGGAGCCGTCGGTTTCCCTACCAGCACCTTTTTGTGGTTCGTGATTTTTTGCCAAGAGGCAAGGCCGTCGTTCTATATTTTGTTTCTTAATAACCTATGAAAATCAGAGGTGAGAGCCGATGTTCGCATTCGTATTCGAGGGGGTGTTATTCGAATTCGCATAGCTGAAGCCTGCATTCGCACCGTTATTCGCATTACCGCTGAACAGGACACCACGAAGAACGACCAACCTATTCTATTTTATGTCATAACTATCTATATTAAAATATTTTACAATTTCGGTATAAAGCAAAGGCGAGAGCCGATGAGCGCAGACGTAGTCGAGGGGGCGTCATACGAACGCGCAAAGCCGAAGCCCGCACCCGCACCGTAAACCGCATTACCGCCGAACAGGACACCACGCAAAACTGTTCCTGACGATGGTATGTTGGTATAGTGGTAGTCCGCCCAATAGGTTGTTGAACCGCCACCCACTACCGCAGGCATGATGTCGCCAAACTCGCCGAAGATAAGTTCTTTGACGTATCCTTCGGTTCGGGCTTCTTCTCCTCGTAGCGTGTAACCGTTGTAGTTGTTGTCGTTATAATCAGCTGGATTGTCTGCTACATATACTTTTGACTTTCCGCCAGCATCTTCCGAGGCGATTTGAATGTTGATGCCATCCGTCCATTTCCAAATGTGTCCGAACGGATTTTCAATACCTCGGTAACGAGGAACATATACTGTCCCGTGCGTACTTCCGTCGGCTTTCTGCATAACGTATGCAACCTCGCCCGAAGCGTTGCCGAGTTCATCGGTATAACCGCAAGGGACAAACGGATAATAACCGTTAAATCCGTTCCAATCCGGGGCGTTGGTTACGCCGTTGCCGAGGCCGCCTTGTGCAAAGCCGTTTGCGTCCTTTTGGGCGTTGAAAGCCGTTTGGCAGTTACGGTTGGCATACTCCACATAGAAAAGCCAATATACGGCTTTGTATGCGTTGTAATCGAAGCCATTCCACTCGCTCGTTGCAGATGCGTTTCGGAGGCGGGCAGCGTTGCGGGAATCCGGGCGACTCTTAACCGTAACAGGCCGTCCGAGGAGAGAACGGTAAGTGCCGTCCCAATCCGATTGGTTGTTACCGCCCCTGTAATCCGTTCCGGCATTGACAACTGAACAGAGTTTGCCCGTGCTACGTTCCATAGCGGCCTCATACGCCGATATATACATTTTGGGAACGGCATGATACCCCGGCAGCGGATATTCCGATAGTTTGCACCGGCGTATCGTTCCCTCGGTTTCAACCTTGCGATAATGTGCCGGAATTTCGACCATGACCTGACCTTTGGAGCCGTCGAGGGAGTGCGCTCTCCAATTCGTGGGATTCAGATACTCGACGACCGTTCCGTTGTCGCTCAACAAGCAACCCCGCATCCGGTTTTGAATGGGGAGGCTTTTATGGAGAGCGATATTTCCGATACGAGTACACGGCAACGTCGATACGCTCTTGTCCCATTGGATGCCGTAGGCGCATTGGTCTTCGACATAAGGAAGCAGCGCAGCTATTTTACTCTGCTTGGTTTCGCCGTCCGTATCCATAACCTCGACGATGAGTTCGAGGGGGTTCACATTCCCGATATGCGGAAGTTCATTCAACCGCTTCCCGTTGTCGAAAGCCGTGATGATTTGAAGCACTTTCGCTTCCTGTTCAGGTGTTAATGCCATAATTGTCTTGTTTTTAAGTTAATCTAAAATTGCCGTTGCCCATCAGCCGGAGCGAGTTTGCTTTTACCCGACGCAATTCCGGTTCGGCGACCGTAATTTGAATGGTGCGGTAAATCGACGTGTTCTCGGTTGGGATTACGTGGATTTTACTGATGCCTGCCCGATTGACCGTAAAACTGCCGTCGGGCTGCACAGAAACCGCATTGTCATCGCCGAGGAACAATACATTACGTCCCGTGTTCGTGGGTAACAGCTCATATTTTATGCGCTTTGGCTCGGTGTTACGGAGTGTTATGCGAGGCGGATAGTCAAGGTTCATACCGGTCGGAATCATTTTGTACTGTCCGACGAGCGATTCTTCCAACTCCTCCAACCTTACGATTGTAGCTCGTGCCTCCTCTGCGGTTTCTCCGGCAAGATTGGCGGCATTATCGGCGGCGGCGGCCTTTTGGCCTGCGAGGTCGGCTTTGGAATTGGCGTTGTTCGCCGCTGCCGTTGCTGTCCCGGCTGCTTTGTCCGCTGCATCGGCTTTCGTGTTCGCATTTTTGGCCGCTGTGTCAGCTTCCGCCGCTTTGTCCGTTGCATTTTTAGCGGCTGTATTGGCTGCCTCCGTTGCGGTGTTGGCGTTTTTTGTGGCTGTTTTTGCCGCTTCCGTCGCCGTTTCTGCGGCTGTCTTGGCTTTGTTGGCCGCAGCAGCAGCGTCGTTGGCCTTATCCGCTGCGGTTTTCAGAAACTCCAAACTCACCTTGACGCTCTTATTCAGAGCGTTTACCCCTATGGTGTATAATCCAACAAGGGTATCGGCCAAAGGCAATGCGCTGATTTTTATTTTCTTGACGCCCATATTATTATTGTTTTATCTCTGTTAAATCAATCGCAAAATCATCATCCTCCGTTATAATCCATTCGCCGGATTCAGCGGCGAGAATGTAGTGGTCATCTTCAACTCGGAACGACGTAAAAACCAGCGTAACGGTAAATTTCAGCCAAATTTTCCCCGACGCATAGAACTCCGAAACTGAGCCGCTTTTGTAATGACACGGATATTCCAGCCCTGTCGCATCGACGTATAACAACCGTTCGTCGGGACGCACCAAGTCATACAGGAAAGCGTCATAATTACGCCACAATTCGGCTTGTGTCGCCGCCCGCATGAGGCAATTTACTCTTACCTCTTTGGTTTTGAATGTAACCCGATTCCCGTCGTATATTGCGCCGCCTTGTGTCCCTATGTTGCGAAGCAAGTTTTGTTTCACGGCGGGGGATTTCTCTATTTCCGATAGCGTCCCATCCAAAACACGTATGCCATAATCGGTCAGCTTACGTCCGTCGAGTTCATAATCTCCGTAGGGAGGAACCGTGCTTGCCGGAGCGGTATAGGTGTAACCGTCTAACGGGAAATCATCGGCAAGGCGAAGCGTAACAAAGCCGAGGAACAGAGCGGTATCGAGATTCGTATGCGACACCATACGGAGCCGGTATGTTCGCCCGATTTCCCTGAAATTGAACGTGTGGTATGATTTGTCGGATAACAGTTCGATAAATCCCCCATAACGGGAATTTTTACCCGTAAACACGAATTTCATAGAAAATTCTTTGGTGTCCAATACCGGGGCGGATAAGTCTACCTCGATGCCGTCCTCCTCCTGCCAGTCGTTGCTCTTGACGGATTTCAACGACGGAAAGGCCGCAAGTTCGTTGTAGCCGTTCTCCTGCACGAAAACACCGTATTCCGTGAAAGCGTCTTTCCCGTCTATGTAAAATTTCCCCGTCATAAAATCATCGCTCTGTCTGTTGCTTTTTTGATAACCTGACACCCGTGTTCACTCGATACGGAAACGATAGCCCACGACGAGGCGTTAATTGTAGCCTGCGCCCCGTGCATCAACATAACTTCGTGCCTACCTTTATCGTCGTAAGACAGTTTGGCCGAGGTGTTGCCGACAAGCACTACCGTCCGCTCGTTTTCGAGCCTTATATGCCCCGCATCAATGTAAACTCCATAGCGTTCCACGCCGTACTGCTTGAAACGCCGGAGGGTCGTTATGTCGGGGAAATGATACTTTTGGCAGAACTCTACTCCCTGCGGCGACGTGAATAGCCGGATGATTTGTTCGAGGCTTTCCGTCCCTTTGAACATACCGCACACACGATATTTCTCCGCCATGTTGAACAAAGCACGGTTTTCGCATTCCTGCTGTGCCCGTTTCTTGACAGATTTCCATTGTGCGTATATTTCACGTAATAATGCTGGTTCCATATCCTATTTTTTCAGTTTTATCCCTTTCAAGGCAATATCGTTTACCGTGTTTTTTACGGTCTGCATATCATCCTCAATTTTTTCCAATTTTGACAGATGCTTGGTATTGTCCTCTATGCCGGCGAGATGTTCGAGCATCCGTGCGCTGTTAGCGACAAGGAGTTTCGCACTCTCCATAAGTGAGTAGGTGTGTCCCTGTATCGCCGTCAATCGTCCGTTGCGCTCGTTGGCACTTTCCTGTGTTTCCGTCTGTATGCCCTTGCTTGACGCTTCACGGGACGCATCGCTCGTTACGGTAAACATATTTTTTACCGAATCGGGGAGATTGTCCCATATCATCTTGAACTCGTCGCCTACGGCGTTCAGGTCATTGGCAAATCCGCTCATAGAACTGATGATAGCATCAATGCCAGCAAACTCGCCGTCATTGTACCACTTCGCCTTGTATTTATCGAAAATAGCCCCAAGAGGTTCTTCGAGATACTTGCTTACCAGCATCCGTTTGATGACGTCCGCAACTATGTCTTTCACTTTGTCGCCCCACGCCTCGGCTGCATCTTCGCCCGCTTGAAATGCGTCAATAAAAGCGTCAGCGAGTTCACTTGCAAGGTCGGCGGCACTACCGCCCATAATATCCTCGACAATCTCATTGATGATTTTATTGGCTTCCTCTCCGAGTTCCTGTATCTGTCGCTCCCAATCTGCAATTTTACCGTGGTCGGTTTTCTTCTTGGCATCCTCGTTCCTGATTTGCTCTTGCAGGAGGAGTTGCTGCTGGGCAATGTTTTTTAACTGCTCTTTTGCTCCCGTGAACTTTTCCTCTCCGAGAGCCTTGTCAGCCGTGTACGCAATATTTGCATAAGCGACAGCCAGTTTTTCGGCCGACTTCTGCATTATCTCGTTTTGATAGATGACACGCCCCATAATTTGATATAACCCGTTGGCATATCGGTTCGTCGAGGTATGCAGGCGTAAGACCTCCTGTGTCGTTTCGGCGTACACCTGCTTGACTTTCTGCATGACGTTGAACGTGTTGCGCTGTAATCGTACCACATCGGCGTTATCGAGTTCCCATTGAAGTTGGTCGATACGGTCTTGCAACTTTTCGATTTCCTCCTGGTATTTCTCGTCGTTGTTGAACAGCCCGATAATTGCCGTTGCAATGGACATTGCCGCAGAAATAATCGTCAGGATGACGCTGGCTTTCTCCACCGTCTGAATAGCCGATGATGATGCCAATGACGCAGTTAGCATCCCTGTTGTGGAGGCCGTTGTGAGTGATACTATACTGTTTATCATACTCAACGTGGATGATAAAACAGTTCCTGCCGTGTCGATGATTTTACCAGCAGTTCCTCCTACGGCATCGCCGATACTTTCAAATTCACGTTCCGCCTCCTGCAATGTCTTGTAGAGGTCTTCCCACTCTTTGATAGAGCGTTTCCCCGGCGACACCTCATTTTCGGCCTGCGCCTGTGCTACCTTTTTACGGGCGGTATTCACTTTCGCCCGAGCAGTTGCCATTTGTTTACTGTCAGCGGTTCCCGACTTTTTAAGAGCTGCTAACTCCCGCTCGGCCTGCGCAAAAACTTGCTTCAACTGCCGCAACGTCATATTGGCAACGGCATTCATCCACGCCTGATAAGTTTCTTCCCGTGATGCAAATTGCTCATCAACGGCTTTCAAAGCCTCCTGCTCGTTACGGTTCAATTCATCGACATTACCTTGCGTAACGCCTTTTCGTAATGTCCCATCCTCGTTATACAGGGCTTTCCGCTGCCGCTCGTATTCTTCCGTGATTTTATTCCTCTGCTGTTCGTAGGTCATAAAATCGGACATCATTTGTTCGAGCGAGGTTTTGTTGGCCTTGATGCGTATCTCCTCCGCCACTTTGTAATACTCAGCAATCTGCGCCTGCTGTTCAGGCGAGAGGTCGGCGGCGGTAACGGTCGAGCGGTCGAACGTCTCTCCCTTTGCTTTCGCTTTTGGATTTTTGTTCTCCCATTCCAATTCACGGGCATTACGCAACGCCTCGACCATTTCTGCCTCCCGCTGCTGGTTGGCAAAAATCAGTCGTTGATATGCAAGTTCAATTTGGGCTTGCTCTTTGGCAAAACCCTCCTCCATAGCATCAATGCGGGATTGGGAAATATCCAACTCCGCCTGCGTTATCTGTTTCTTGACACTCTCCTCGTACTCCTGTATCTTCTGATTCCGCTCGGCAGTTTCTCGCTTTATCCTTGCGGCTTCATTTTCCGCCTTGCTGGTCTGTCCCGCAGTTTGGGGCAACTTTGTTTTCAAGGCGTCTATCCGGCTTTGCAATGCCTGATATTCGGGGTCGTCCTTACCGTAACCGAGCTGTTCTTTCTCCAATGCTTCGATTTGCTCTTTTACGTCCCGAATGACCGACAATTCTTTTTCACGAGCGAGGGTCTGGTCTTTTATCAGTTGTATTTCCCGCTCTTTGGCTGCAATAGCCGCAGCATCAGGGGTGTCTGCCTTTTTCAAAGCGGCGAGAGCATCTTGTGCTTTCGGCAACTGCTCCATGAGTTGTTGCAGGGAGGCGGTCATCGCATCGAACTGCTTTGCTTCGCCGTCGGTTGCAGCCGGGGCAGAGCCGAATTTTTCCGTTGCCTCCTTGACGCTTTGTTCGGCAGCAGCCCGTACTTTGGCAAGGGACGACAGTTCTTCCCGGAGGGCGTTCGATGTGTAGGAGGATGCACCTATTCCTGTCATCGGGTCGCCCGGTAAGTATCGAGTTCTGTCGAACTGTTTGATAATATCTTCTATGTCGGACGTAATTTCAGCCCCGCCCATTATGACGGGTTTCAACTTTATGAGATATTCATCGGCAAGGTTGATTTTACCGTCCGAACCTTTTTGACCTTTGAACTCTTTGCCCAATAGTTTCTTTACCTCGTCATAGACATCGCTCTGCTTCTCGGAAACGATATTGCCGGCTTCCTGCGTTACCTGCTGTATAGCCCTTGCGTTTGCGGCTTTGGTAGCCTCCTCCGTTATCAGAGAGTAGGCCGCAGCAATATCGTTCAGAGCCGTTTTTTCGTCTCCGAGTTTTTTCAGATACTCCCCGTACTGACTGATAATAGCCTGTTTCGCATCTTTGTATTCTTCCGTACCCTCTTTGGCCGCTTTCAGCCGGGCGAACATCAAATCAATTTGGTAGCGTTCCGATTGTAAGGACTTGTCGGCCTCCTTTATCGTTTCGTTCAATTTGCTCTGCGCCTTTTCCGCCTCGGTCTGATAGGTTACGAGTTTATACAGGCCATAACCGAGTGCAATGACGGCGGCAGCGGCCAACGCATAGGGATTCGCCATAATTACGGCGTTCAATTTGGCGGCAACAGCCATAAGGCGAGTTTTGGCAAGGGTTAGGAATCCCGTTGCTCTAATATTGGCATTCTGTGCTGCGGTATTGACGGCGGTTGCGGTCGTATTGGCTGTGCGGGCCGCAGTTTCCCCCGCCGTTTTCTTGGTGTTGAAATCACGGGCGGCGGACTGATAGGCGAGGGCGGCGGTTTCCCGTTGGGTTTCGGCGGTTGCCAATTTCCTTTGAGCCGTTTCTACCTGTTTGGCCGTGCCGGTTGCGCCAATGTGCATAAGTTCAGCCAATCGCTGCTGCTCCATTTGTTTGGCCGCAACATATTCCGCCCGTCGAGCTGCGACGGCTTGGCTGGCCGCAGTAACATCGGCACGGGCTTTCGTCAATGCACTTTGGGCTGCTTGTACGTTCGCTGCGGTTTCGGCTTTGACGAGGGTGTAGTATTCGGCAGAAGTTTTTGCCAACCCCTGTTTGGCTATCTGCGCCTGCTGCTCTACCGTCAAGAGTTTATACAATTCGGCAGCCTCCTCCGTGTGTTTGACGGTGGCGATAGAATTTTGTATCGCTGCGGTTGCAATCAGGGCGGCACGGTACGTTCCGTAAGTTGCAATGAGGGCAGAGAGAATTTCTCCTACCTCCTGATAGTTTTCAATCAGATATGAGGCTCCTGAAATAGCTCCGTTTATTACATCCTCGTTCGCTCGTCCGATGTCGTTAAGCATCATATCGAAATTGTCTTGCAGGTTAGATATTTGCCCCGTGATGGTTTTGCTCTGCTCTTGCATAAGGTTGTAGAACTTACCACCCTCGGAGGTCATATTTTTGAACGCCTGCTCAACTTCGGGGAATCCGACCTTACCGGCGGATATGTACTTATTCACTTCGCTTACTGCTACGCCGAGGACTTTGGCGAGTTCTTCGTAAATAGGCACACCACGTCCGGCGAACTGACGAATATCGACAAGCATAGCCCGACCCTGCGCTTTCAACGTACCGTATAGATACACCATGTCGCCCAACGGGACGGACAGCCCAGCCGAAACATTGCCCAGCATTTCTACTGTTTCTATGGCATCCTCGCCTGCGGTTCCGTATGCGAGCAACTGTTTGATGCCGGACGCTACGCCCTGCAAATCAAAGGGAGTTTTTGCTGCGAAATTTACAGCTTGCGAAAGGAGGGCGTCCGCCTTTGCTTTTGAGTTGAGCATCGTGGTAAACGCAACATCGAGTTGCTGCATTTCGCCTGTTACCTGAACGATTGAGCGGGCAAATGCAGTCGCTTGATGCACGGAGAATGCAACCGCAATAGCAGCCCCGATTCTTTGGGAAATGCTATCAATACGGTTTCCCTCCGATACAGCCGTATCGCCAATACTCTTGATGATATTGCGGGATTCGGCGGCGTCCGTTCGGAGTTGGTTGTTATCCAATCCCAAACCGTAGTACAATTTGCCTTTTTCGTTCTTCATTACTCCCCGAATAATATTGCCCGGACTTTATCCCTGTTGCGGGGGTCGTCCGCATTTATAACTTCATTCTCATCACTTTTATCCGTTTCATTGCCCTTTTTGCTTTTGTAGCTTGGAAGAACCGCCCCGTACATAATCATATTGGCATAACTAATTTCGTACAGGACATAATCGAACGGAAGATTGAACCCTTTGGCCGTACCTGCGATTACTGCCCAAATGCTGTCGTTTCCACTTCCCTCGTCTGTCGCAACAGATTTATCTCGGTCAGGAAAGTGGTAAGCCCGAAAAAATCGGCAACCTGCGACCTTTGTAACAGCCGTGCGGCCAGGTTGTGAAGCTCTCTCGGTTCCATATCTTCCAGCAGGGATTTTGCAAGTTCAGCCTTGCGGTCGATAATCTTTTCGACTTCGACCTGTTCCGTTTCTCGGATAAGCCCGAAAAAACGGCGTCTTTCAACGGTTTGTACGGTTCTTTGAACCTCTGTAAGCCCCTTTGCCCCAAGTATCATAATGGCGACGATTTCGCCGATAGGACGGCAATCTTTGCCTATTGCCAGCACCTCGTCCACGATGCGTTCCGTATCGAGTTTGGCTTTGGGCATCATAGAAACAGCCTCCGACACCAAAATAAGTGTCGCAGAACTCGGCGGGGCGGCTTGATATACTTTGCCGCCGACGGTAATATCCTCCGGCCTTTGGAGAATCGTTTTGGCGGTTTTACTTTCGATAGTTTCCGGCATAATTGTTTTATTTTATGGCGGAATCGCCGTATTTAACTTGTAGCGGGAGTTGGACTTGCACCAACGACCTCCAACCTATGAAATTGGCGAGCTGCTATCTGCTCTATCCCGCTGTGTGCGGAGGTTTAACCCCCTCCGCTTGGGGTTTTTGGATTACGCTCCCGCAGATTTGAGGTACTTTTTCAGCGTCTTGCCGGTTTTCGGCTTCTTGGCGTCGAAAGAGTACTTCCACAGTTTGCCGTCTGCCGATGACCACGATTCAGATACCGATACAGAGGCGTTCTCAATCAGGAAGCCCTCGCACTCCTCGTCCTCCGGTGTCAGGCGCACGGCATAGTTGTCGATGACTACACCGTCCTCGTCCTCGATAGGCTTCTCGTCGCCTTTCTTGACGAAGATTTCCAACTCGAAGAGGTATTTGTTTTTACCCTTTCGAGTGTCCACGAGGTCGCCGCCCTCCTCGGTTGCCTCTTTCTTCGTACCCTCGGTGGTGGTCAGTTTGGCGGTGTCCTCCTTGATTTCGGGCATTTTCTCCCACGTTGCAGCGGCTTCCGGTGCGCCGTCCTTGCTTTTGGTAAACTCTACCGTCGGTTTACCCCAACTTAATACAGACATATTCTTGATGTTTTAATGGTTTGTTAATCAATGTATTCATACTGCAACTTAACCACGATGAAATGCTGATTTATTTCAGGCTCTTCCTCCGTGTAAATCGTCTGCTGCAACTTGAACTTGTAATTCGATAC